TTCACGCTCTCCATGATCACGGCGATATCATAGGCCGAGACCATCACATTTAACTTCATGCTGGCGATAACAGCCGCCCGCTCAAAGTTGTCTTCTACGCCACCGTAATTCTGACCGCGCTGATTGATGATGGCGAGCGCAGAATTGTAGATGTCTGCTATGTCTTTCATATCACGCTCCATTGAGCATCTTGATCTTGCCGATATGGCTATAGCTGATCGCAATAGGGCCACGGTTCTCGTATCCTGTTTCGCGCTTGTAGTATTCCTCCACAATCACGAAGTCCCTGCTCGACAGCTCTTCAATAAACGCCTCAAGGGACTCCGCCGGATGCGTGACGTGCATCTGGTGGACGAGATTACCCGAGCTAGATGGCATGTTCATCGTGATCAGGAAACGCACGCTTACCTCCTTTCTATATCATAAGGTTTCAATGCATCGAGCAGCTTGCGTTCAACCTTATCTTTTTGCATCAACACACCCAAAACTCGCTCATCAATTGTGTCTTCAGACACGATATGAATAATACGCACCGGCTTTTGCTGCCCCTGCCGGTGCAAGCGAGCATTGAATTGTAAATAGTGTTCGAGCGACCACGTCAACCCGAACCACACAACAATCGCACCTCCCGCTTGGATATTCAACCCGTGACCAGCCGACGCGGGATGCGCCAAGAGCAATTTAATCTCGCCCCGGTTCCACCGGTCAATCGTCTCCTGCTGCTTGTCGAGGACGACGGCGTCAGGAAATCGCTTCAACAAACGTTCGAGATCGAACTTGTAGTTGTAGCTTACAAGTATGTTCTCGCCGGCGTTGTCCTCGATGATCTCGGCCAAGGCGTCAAGCTTCGCGGCATGGATCTGGGACCAGTTGCGCTTGTCATCGATGTACATGCCCCCGTTGGCGAACTGCAGAAGCTTGTTGGCAAGCACTGCAGCTGTGATGGCCTCGACTTGCTCCCCGTCTTCCAGCTCGGCGAGCAGCGTTCGCTCGAATTTCTTATAGATCTCCAGCGCCTCCGCCGGCATCGAGGTCGTCACCGTCACGTCGATGCGCGGGGGCAACTCAAGATAATCCTCGGCGCTCATATGCATCACGAACGGGCTGATCAGGCTCTGGATCTGTTCGGCTGCGCCGCCTCGGGGCTTGAAGTTGTAGCCCATGTAGTCCTGCTCAAAAAACCGCTGCTTGTAGCCGGTCATCGTGCGGCCCAGCGATTGCCCGAAGTCAATGAGATAGATCTGGGACCACAGATCCAGCAGGCCGTTGGGCGATGGCGTGCCCGTCAGCAAGACCATGTACTCTGTGTAGGGCAGCACCTTGCGCAGGGCCTTGAAGCGCTTGCTGGAGGCGTTCTTGAAGGAGCTGCTCTCGTCAATCACGACCATGTCGAAAGGCCAGCGCGGGCCGTACTGCTCGACGAGCCACTCGACGTTCTCGCGGTTGATGACATAAACATCAGCATCCAGCTGCAGGGCCGCCAGCCGCCTCTTGGCCGGCCCCGTGCATACCGACGTGCGCAGAGACTTTAGATGACCCCAGCTGCTGGCCTCCTGCGCCCAGACGCTGTTGGCGACGCGCAGGGGCGCAACCACCAGCACCTTATGCACCGAGAACGACTGCGTCAGATCCAGAACCGCGGTCAGCGTGGAGGCAGTCTTGCCCATTCCCATCGAGATCCAAAGCCCACAACGGCGCTTGTCCTTGATGAATTGAACAGATCTCTCTTGATAAGCATGTAGATTGGATCTATTCAACATTGTGCCAATCCAATTCTTTTTCGGCTCTTTTGCGAGCGGCGACAGCATCGTCGAGGGAAGAAAAATACCCCAAATATATTCTCTCACCTTTGTGATAAATGCGAGCGACATATCCGCCGCAAGACATTTGATTGACCCCACTGCAACCGCTTTGATTTGTTCTTCTCATTTTTTGATTGCGAGCCTGTTTTATTTTTGACGCCCATCTGATGTTTTTTGGCTCATAGTTCTTTCGACTATCAATGCGATCCAAAGTGAACCCCTCTGGGCGGGGACCAATTTTGTTTACATCTTCAACAAAAAGAGAAAAATTATCCCATCTACGGCAAACACGAACACCTATTGCGCCATAAAACGGATAATCTTTGTTGTTTGGATTGTTACATCTGTCGCGCATATTTGACCAAGTCCCATGCAATGGATGATCTTTGCTTTTGACCCCTTCAACAATCTTGAGCGGTGGCATATGAAATCTCCAGTTTGATACATTTTTACCAAACAGAATGCCAATGTCAATGTTCACGAGAAAGCATTGGCCGCCTCGACGCTATCGATCACCCGCACGTCACAGCCCAGCGCCCTACGCCGCTCGTGATCCAGCACCTGCGTGAGCGTCGGCTTCTTGCCGGGGGCCTTGCACTCGACGAAGACGATCTTTCCGCCCGGCAGCGTCACGAGACGGTCTGGCACCGAGCGGCGACCCGGGGACGTGAACTTCTCGCACATCCCGCCCAGCGCCTTCACGCGCCGCAGCAGCGCCTGCTCGACCTGTTTCTCAAGCATTGCTCACCCCCACATCTTCCAACGCCTCTCGCGCCATCGCGATGTACCTCTCGTAGTGAACATCGCCGGGAAACTCGGTAGGCAACGTCATGGCAGGCCGCGCGCCGTCAGAGCGCGCAACCTTGTTCTTGTTCTTGGCATACGAGATGCACTCCTGCGCCCCGACCTCGCGCGAGTAATAGAACCGCACAGCCTTGCCGAGGTACTGGCCCCGCCACACTCCGCCGCCGTCCACGCGGCGAATAGCGACAAACTTCGACAAATCCCGACAATCTCCGACAGTCCGTTCGATCGGCGTCCCCGTCGCCAGAAACGCCGCCACCGCCTCGGACACAATCGTAAACTCCGGGTTCTTCATCAGCCCCGGCTCCGCGAACACGCCCTTGCGCTTGGTCGAGCCGTCCTTCTTCACCGCGATGTAGTTGTTCACATCCCGCGAGTAGAGCGCCCGGTAGTCAGCGCGCTCCAGCTCGAAGGAGGTATCCATCATCCACTCGAAGCACACCTCATCGACGACGCCCTCCTGCGCCTTCTTGAACAGCACAACGATGCCGTCAGTGTTCGCGCTCACCACCCGGCAGCCGGCGGCTTCAAGGCGTTCGATCAGCATCAGCAGGCAGAGCTGTCCGGTCAGCGTCGTCTGGATCAGGAGGTGCGGGGCGTAGAGGGCGGAGAACATGCTCCCCAGCTTGCCGAAGGAGCCGTTGACGCAGATCTTCAGGGTGTCGGCAGTGATCTTATCGCCGCTGCGCTTGGCCTCCAGTCGCCGCGTCACGATGCTCTGGTACACTGTGAGGAAATCTTTCCCCATGCTCTTGGGCGACAACCCCAGCTTCAGAATGATGGACGGGTAGTAGCTGGCCACGTCGAAGTCCGCGAGCGCCTCGTCTTCCGCGGCCACGATTGCGCGCCCCTTCTCGCACGAGTGCAGGCCGCCGATGCCCATCTGATAGTCCGTCTCGCCAATGCGGATCTTGGTCTCTTGCAGCCATTCCGGCATGCGCACAGACCCGTTGCTCCAGATCGGGAACCCGCTCTTCAGAATGCGCCAGTAGATGTCCTTCAGATCCTGCCGCTCGAACCACACGATGCCCGGGCTCGCGTATCGGCAGACGTGCCCAGTCTCCACGCTCTCGGGCCGGTACGTCTTGCCCGTCAGGCCCTCCAGCTCGTGCTTGATCACCGCCTCGGCCATCTGCGCGTCGGACTTGGAGCGCAGGTCGATGTCGTACTGCTTACTCATCAGGGCGCGCAGATCGATGGCCCCTTGCAGCTTGCGGTACAACATCTCGGTCGTGTTAACGTCGTTCTTGCAGTACACACGCAGCTGCTCCCGCTGCTCAGGGGCGATTAGGTCATTGGGCGCGATTGGCAGATCCTGCATCGTAGGGGCGTGCATCCGCCCACCGTAGACTTTCAAGCTGGCGCTACCGGGCGCAACCTCGATGATGTCGATGTGATCCCAGTGCCGGGGGATCTGCACACCCTTGTCTCTCGCCACGCGCCAGCTCGGCAGCTTGCTCTTGATTATCTCGTCGGACAGCGCCTTCAGCTGGGCGCAGGACGCGCCCTTGATCGCGGCGGCGAGGATGTAGAGGTCGTAGCTCAGACCATTGAAGCTGATCGTTGTGTGCGCCCGCATCACACGCGCAAGCGCGTCGCAATCAAGCTCGACGCCATCGTACATCTCAAACGTGCGAAACTTACCGCTGGCGATGTCTTTGAAGAGGGCGAGGAAGTAATTCGGATAGACTTCTGTATCGATGATAACGAGCGCCATATCGATGTCCTTGAGGAGTAGCCTCAAAAATAAATTCCCTCCGAAGCAAAAGTACGCATCGCTTCGGAGGGGCCGCCGCTAAACTTTACTCAGAACTCTTCGTCGTCATCAAACGCGTCGAAGTCATTGATGGAAGCCTTCTCGCCGTCAGCGAAGGGCTCGTCATCCTTGTAGAACTGCACGGCCAACAGGTTCGCGTTGATGCGCTTGCCGTAGGTGTTGTTCTGCGCCCAAAGCTCGACAATCGCGTTCACACGGCAGCCCGCGTAGATACGATTGTCTTCTTCGGTCAGGTTTGACTTGTCACGATCAATAACAAGCGGACGCTTATTGCTCGACGCCTTCAGCGACATGTTGCCGGCATAACCGGCGTACTCGAAATCGTCGCCGTCCTTAAGGCACTTCTTATCGTCACCGATCTTCGCGCCCTTGAGGTTTTCCTTGATCGACAGAGCGATGGCGGCCTCAATCTCTTTGATCTTGTCGGCCTGCGTCTTCTTGTCGATGAGGAAGGTCGCCTCGAACTTGGTC